CCCACCTACAGGCACTTCTATAATGGACCCCGGGTCGGAGTTGGAGCTCCTTCCCTTTTCCCATTATAGTGCTACGCTCAGCTGCGTTTTCGATAATTTTCAGTTAGTTGCCTCCTTTCGGAGATTAACTGTTAGTAGAACACCAGCACGAGGATATTACTCAGGATGAATACATCATTACTGACGTAGCCGTCCCTATCCAAGTACGCATATAGGACATAAAATGAGTCTAACTAGGTTTAGTCATCAATCATGTTAGTCCAACCCGGCTAACTAGCCAGGAACTAATATGTTGAGGTCAACCGGAAGACCCTGACATCCTAGAGGGATTCTTGCTCTTTTGAAGCAAGGTCCATAGGAGCTTAAGGGATACACCGGACTTTGTCCGGGCCTGCTCTTTACAGACCCTGTCCCAATGTACTTTTCTTCCCTACACTAATACCGATATTAAGCATCAACTCTACCATACGTATAACTTCCCAGATCACGAGTCTCATTGTATTGAGATCATCGATCACCATATTGTTATATAAGATAGATGCTATACTTAACGTAAGATATCAGGGTAGATAGCCTTTCCTACGACTTCTCTTAAACGCTCATACCGCTGTTTCCAGGTTCTGATAAAGCGAGTTGTCTCCACTTCCCTCTGCGTCTATATAGGCCGGTGATGTATCCATTTAGGATTTAACAGTACCCAGAACTATATAAAATGATACCTCTAATCTAACATTAGACGGATCGTATTCGCATGAATGTGGGGCTATTCCTAGTCAGTTCACTTTATGATGCTTTAGTAGATCTAACATGGCTCGAGTAGGCATACCATCTCTTAACAATCATAGCTACCGTCTTAAGGTCATCTCTGACCTTTACACGATTCGTTAAGTTTGTTGGGAGTGGCAGAGACCCGACTAAGGATCTAAGATCGTCAATCTGAGTCCAGAGACTATCGAAAGCATCCGGTGAAGGAGTACTCACGATTTCCTCGAGTTTTGTTCGAAGGTCCCGCATGGCGATGGCCGTATCTAAGAAAGCTTCTCGGTATACGTTTTCTCTGATGGAATCAAAGATCTGAAATCGCTCTTTCCAGAGCTGCATTCCATGATCTGAGAGACCAGGGAGATCCCATATTCGAGACTCATTTCTTAGACCAGTACCATAATGTTCACGATCTCGATACACCGTGCTATATCTCATGCACTCATCTTTCAATGGTGCAAGACGATCTAATACGACTAATAGCTCCATTACTGAAGCTTTAGTGAATGCATCAAGCATTTGAACATACTTGGTAGCTGTTACTTCGTGAAAGACACCTACCGATTTCATCGATAGGTACTCTAACGGAGTTAAAGGCTTCACACCAGTAGGACTATAATATGCAAGAATGTAGTTTCGCAACCGGTTAGGTAGATTGAACAGTCTACCCGTACAGGTTGCTTTCGCTCTATAACCATAGCCCAGTCCAGTTAAGAACTGACCTAAGGTAAGAGAGTACTTTCTAGCCAATTCGACATATGCGCTTATATTCTTTAGCGATGTGAAAAATTCTAGAAACGGGGCCGGCGAAGCATTCTGAGCCAAGGCAAAGAAACGCTTAGCAAACTCTAGTGCTCTCCCTTTTATAGAGATTACAGACTTATGATGACCAATAGCAACACCTAAGTGTTGCATAATGGCAGAATAAGCCTGAGCTACATCCTCGTTTACAATCACTACGTCGTCTCCTAAGACGGCATAGTCTTCGAACCACATGTTCGTATCACTGGTCTTATCAGCCAAGAAAGCTGCCCACTGGACGATAGCGTGATGTGTAAATGCCAACATTCCCCAGGAAGACAATGCTCCCATCGGTTGTCCGGCTTCATAGTAGACAGTAGATAGTTCAACATCTGCTGTCACTCCTTTTGGTAAAAGAGGTACTGTGAACGGACGCGATGAGACTAAATGTCCCCACAGCTCAGCACCCCAACTAGTTAAGAAGGGAGAGAGCAGTGTTTTCTGGAGACGTAGAGGTAGTCGATCAGTTGCAGCTGAGAGATCGAATGAATACATAGGAACCCCTTTCAGGGAATCCTTTGCAAGCAGACGTTCAATCGGCTTTAACTGATCGAAGGTACCATCTTGTGGAATCTGTCTCAGTAAGTCAAACAAACAGTCGTGAAACGGCTTGAGTAACCACTGAGTCCAGCAATCCATAAGAGCAAATACACGAACCTTCCCAGCACTTTCAAGCTTCATTCCTAAATACCCCATAGAGGCTTTCCTCAAATCAACATTAACTAGGTGTTGATCTGGATCGAACCCCTTGGTCCACAATTCAATTCGGTTAAGTACCCATGTATTTCCGGTCATCTGACACCAATTCGTTAGAAAAGGATACATTTGATCGTTTTTCCATAGGTACGCCCCGAGAAGAATTGCAGTAGGTGAAGTCGAGAGAAAGGCATTTGTCAGATTTTCATCTTGACGCATGTCCTTATCCGCCAACCTAGCAATAGGAGTGGATTTGGAAATGAGGAAAGGTGTAGCTCGGAGAGACTTAAGAAAGTCCAGAGGAGATTCTGTCAGCGCTTCCAAGAGCCGTGCTTCAGGGTACAACGCCCGAAGAGCAGGTAAGAAACGCTTTGTCAGAAATCCGTAGAAAACTGACAGAAGTTGAGGCTCCATCATCGACGTATCGATGATAGTTTTCAACTTCAGGATACCATCTACTGGAATAACTCTATAAAGACCGAATAAGGTCATCCAGAATCTGATAACCCAAATCTCCCCTTTTCGAATTCTTGCGCGATGAAGCACAGGAATTAACTTAGGAATTCCGGTACCACGCGATCGTGACAACCGCACACCCAAAGGTGTGAGGTCTGATAGGCGCTGTCCTGCGACGGACTGTTGTAGCATAGTAGATGCAGCTTTAAGTGTTACCACTACAAAGCGTAATCCACCATGTTTATACAATCTGTTCACATTCGACAGATAAGAAATAATGACACGAACCACTGAATGGTTTGTTCTACCACCCAATAATGACACCAATCGTGAGATCGGCGTAATTAGAGGGCGACCCGCTTTTACACGGATCATGGCACCAATTGATTGCACACTAAGCGCAAGTCGATTATACACCCGACTAAGTGATCGAGAGATCATTTTGTTGTTAGTATGATTGATTTGTGTATAGATAGTAATCCTTTGGACTTCGGTTTCCTCTCACGAGGGCCGCAGCCACCCCTGGTAGGGGAAGGTAGGAGAACCTTACAGGCTTCCTCCGTCTAATTCTTATGTGCCAGATGACCCCCACTTTGTGTGTAAAGAACACTAAGTATTTCGGAGTCCAATGTACCAATTACTTGGTAGGCATTGTATCCTAGTCACCTGACGATAAGAACCTACGAAGGACCTGCTTCTGCGGGTTCAACGTATGTGTTTTCAATCAGTCTCGGGTTAGGGTACTAGCCTTCCGATAACCTCGGTATATGACTACCAGATTCTACTCACACACAAGTCTACGACGCAGAAACCAGATTTTGCGTATGGGCAACCATATCATAGCTGCATGACCTTTTGAGTCAAGCATCTCGATACAGTCGTCTAAAACGACTTTATTAGAGATGGAGGTTTTAGGGCC